AAAAGATACAGTACAAGGAATACTAGATTTAGTTCCAAGTAGTTATACTAATCTTACCTCTTTTGTAGACCAAACAGCTTGGAGATTATTTTATTCTAATGCAGATGGAGATGTTACAGAACTTGTGTTTGGAGATTCAGATAAAGTTTTAACTTCTAATGGGGCAACATCAGCACCAACTTGGGAAACTCCAAGTGGTGGTGCTTCGCAGTTATCAGATTTAACAGACGTAAACACATCAACAGCTACCGACAAGAATTTTCTAGTAGCAGACGGGACAGACTGGGAGAGCAGAGCTTTAGTCGAAGCAGACATCTCTGACTTCGGGACATATTTAACAAGCTTAACCCCATGGACATCAAACATAGAAGGAGCAGAATACGCTCTAGGCAGTGTTGGAGACATAGACCATGATGCCGCAACAGCTTCGGATTGGACTCTAGCAAATAAAGACCAAGATAAAGATATTCTTGTGACCATAAATGATGGAGGTACTCCAAGAACAGCTATTCAAGTTCATGGTGATAGTGGTGCTGTTAGTATGCCAAGACAAAGTGGTTTTAGTGCAAGAAGAAGTTCAGGTGACCAATATATACCAGCTAGTACTTGGACAAATATTGTTTTCAACACAGAACTCTATGATACCCTCGGAGAGTATAATGCAGCAACAGGGGCATTTACTGTAACAGAAGCAGGAAATTATTTATGTACTGCACAAGGAACTTGGCAAAATATAAATGCTAATGGTGGTGCAATAATAGGTATTCATATTGGTGGATATAAGGGAATTAATAACAATCAAAAAGCAGGTTCAACTAGAGCAAAAGAGCCTCATCCTATGGCAGTTATATTAAATCTTGTAGTAGGGAATGTTATAAGTGTTCAAGCATATTCATCGGTGGCAGAATATATAGATGGAGCAGGTGGATATGATAATGTATTTAGTTGTCAAAAAATATCATAGGTGATTTTAAATGAAAATATTAAAAATAGAAAAAGATGATTCAGTAGGGGATTCAATAAGAGTATTGATAGAAGGCTATCCTCACGCTTTGCCTGTCTTTCCAGTAGACATAACAACGGAAGAATTAAAAACAAAATTAGCAGAATGGAAAATTACTCAAGACGAAGTAGATGCTATCAATGCTAATGCTGTTGCAGAAAAGGTAGTAGTTACCGACATTAGTGAGTTAAAGAAGTTAGAAGGAAAAACAATAACTATATAGTATTTGTAAAATACCTTTATAAATATAATTATTAATCCTTATTTATAGGTTTTTAAAAATGCCAGCAAAGTTCGATATAATGAAACAAGAAATTAAGGATGCGTTAAAGAAAAGACATCCGGATTGGGACGATAAAAAATTAGAAGCATCTTCTTTTGCAATTGCAACAGATAGACTACAAAAATCTAATGCAGACAAAAAGTCAACTGAAACTATTTCTAAGGATAATTTAGAAGACGAATCTTTTGATGAAAAGGGGCGATTAATTGTTTCTGAAAATACTAAATTTTATATTGGTGCTGGTATCGACGTAGTAGAAGAATGAGCAAAAGAATAAAGATAAAAGGCATTGCTGTTAGAGAAGGAACGTCAAGAAACAAAAGAAAATACATAGGAGAAGAATTAAAAAAGTTTGCTCCTACATTAATAGGTAGACCAATTCTTAAAGACCATATTTCAAGTACTGATAATGTTATTGGAAAAGTGACTGACGCAATGTACGATAGTACTAATAAACATATACCTTACGTAGGATGGATTGTAGATGATGGAAACGGAATTATAGATAAGGTTAAGGACGGAAGAATTAGTGAAGTTAGTATTGGAGCACTAGCTGGAAAACATGTTAAGGAACATAAAGATGATGACTTTGTTATTCCGGTAGACATGGAAGCATTAGAATTATCAACTACACCTACTCCTGGAGTTGTCGGAACTTCTGTTGGGATAAGTAGTGAAAAAATAGAACAAGACGTTGAAAAAATTATAGACGAATATGAAAAATCACATTTTACTGAGTTGAAAGATTCAGGATTAAATAAAAATGAAAGGAGGATAGATATGGAAGCGGAAAAACAAACTGAAACTACAAAATCTGTTGAGAAATCTGAGGATTTTGCTAAACTTCAAAAGGAATTCGAAGCTCTTAAACAAGCTAATGAAGTTCTTGGGAAGGAAAAAGCTGATGTGGAAGAAGCTCGAAGACAAGATGCTATTAAAGCATATACTGAAAAGGCTACTGCAAAGAACCTTACAGTAAAAGATATGTCAAAGGCTACTATGGAAATGATTCAATTTGCTACTGAAATGGTAGACGAATCAGAAGAACCAAAAGCTAAAGAAGATGAACCTGCTGAAGATGCAAAGGAAGAAGCTCCTGCTGAAGAACCTAAAGAGGATAAGCAAGAAGCAGAACCAGCATCAAAGGAAGGTGAACCGGAAGAAGCAGAAGAAGAAACATACAAAGGTTATTCTATAACAACAGAAGGTGTTAGCAAAGGATACGCTCTATATAAAGATTACTAAAAATGGCAGTAAACCCATTAGGTTTTGTAGAATACAATGACTTCGGTAATCCAAGAGTTGTAACTGGTCATGCTATGGAAGTTATATCAGGAGGTCAGTTTGTCAGTGTATCGGGAGCTTCAGATGGAATTGGTTCAGGAATCAGTTCTATCGCAAGTACAGACGTTAAGTTTTTTGTCTCTACTACAGACACAAATGTGGCTGGAGTAGCTACTCAAAATACAGCTTCAGGAACATCATTAGGTGCTGTTGTTGACGGTATGGTAATTATGAGAGCAGGAGAAGATACTACAAATGGACAAGTTATAATGGCAGATGCTGGAGAAGATTCAGTAGAGCCTGCATCAGCTGGTTCAGAAGTTATCGGAAGAGCTTATAGTACAGGTACAAGCGGAAACTACGTTTTAGTAAATCTAAGAATATAAAAATGACAAATCATAAATATATACAAGAATTATTGAACACAGGTACTGCTACAGAAGGTTCACTTTTAATAGTGAAGAAAATACACGACAAATTAGTTGAAGAGGTTTCGAAGAGACTTATTCCAAGAACAGAAGCGGCATTAGTTATCGGACCATCAGGTATTCCTGGTTCAAGTGTTGACGTTGATAGAGAAAATCCAAATACTTTAGATGTACGAGAAATCGGAGAAGGTGCGGATATTACTTTAGACAATCAAGGATATGATAGCGTTAATATTAAACCAAAGAAATACGGTGTTGGTATTAGAATAACAAATGAGCTTCGAGAGGATGGAAAATGGAATCTTCTTGAGAGAAACATTATGACAGCTGGTAAACGGTTTGCGGAAAACGAAACTAAGTTGGTTATCCAGCAATTGGATAGCGCAGCAACTACAAATTCAGGAGGCTCTGCCTTTGGCATTGCTGATTTGACTTTGATGATGTTAGACTTAGAAGATGAAGATTACGTTCCAACAACTTTGTTGATTGGAAATGAAGTACTTCATGATTTAAGAAACATTGATACATTCGTAGAAGCAGACAAGCTAGGTAGTAGGGAAATGTTAGAGACAGGAGAAGTAGGAAAGATTTATGGCCTTAAGGTTATGAGATTTAGTACAAAAGCGGCTCCTTCATCAACATATAGTAAATATGCATATTGTTTTGATAACAATGAGGCGTATTATATTGTAGAAAAAAGACCTATTACTGTAGAAAGATTTGATTTGAAATCCAACGATATGTCAGCAGCGTGCTTGACACAAAGGATTAAAGTTCAAATTATTCGAACAGCAGCAGTTTCAAAAACAACTACTGCATAAGTAGTGTACTTGAGTTATTAGATAGTGGGAGGTTTAATCCCACTTTATTATTTTTTTTATTATAATATTCAGAAATTAAACAAATAAACAAATTAAAAAACAAGGAGGTTAAAAAAAGATGCCTTTAAACGACGGATTAGGAGGAGAAGAAGTTAACCAATCAGAAGTAGGAGATACAACATATGTAGTGGGTTCTATAATTAGTGGAACTAATGTTTTTGCTAAAACAGCAGTACAGGCTGCAGGTAAGTCTCTTTCAGCAGTAGGAAATGGTTCACCCACAACATGGGGAAGAATAACACAAGCTGGAAGTAATGCTACAGGAGCAGGAAGTAATGCATGGGTTGCATTTGGAACAGCATTCGGAGCAGTACCAGATAGTGTAATTGCTACAAATGTTACTACAGTAAACGAGACTGCGTTTGCACCGACAGGAAGTTGGTCAGCGGGAAGTTTCTATGTTGAAACAACAACAGCTTCAAACGAGATAAGTTGGCTAGCAGTTGGAGCTGCGGCTTAACTAAACTTTTTTAAGTAAAATGGTAAGAGGAGAGCGTATTAAACAATATATATTTCCAGCATTTACTTTAGATAGTGCTAACGAAGATATTTATTCAGCTTATTCATTAAACGGTGAACTTATGACTACGGAGATAACAAATGCTCAAAGTGCAGGAAGTTTATGGTTTTTTGAAAGTGGAGCTAACGGACAGTTGCTTTATACAAATATTAATTCAGGAACAACACCGACAAGATTAATAGGAAGTTTGACGGGTTTCAGAGAATGTGTTAATAGTGTTATCAGGATAACTGCTAGCGGATTAACATCAGGAACTGGTGCTACGTTTGGTCCTATAAATTTTAAATATAGATAAACAGGAGAATTGTAAATGACAACAGGAACTCAAACAGTTGAGGACATAAGAACTCATATAAAAACGATAGTAAGTGCTACATTTTTAGCAGATGCTGTAATAGATAAAATTATCGAAGAAGAAATTAACTTTATCGAACAGTATACTGGTAGTACTATTGATAGTTTATTGATACCAGAAAAGTATCAGTCGGCGTTAATAGATTTAAGTACCGCAAAAATATTGTTATATAAGAGTTCAGACGAAGGAGGTTACGGGTCAGTGAAATTAGATGACTTGTCAATTTCTGGAGGAGATAGTTCGGTTCTAGATATAGCAAAATCTTTGAAAGAAGATGCTATGTTTAAACTAAAACAATTAAGAAGTACTCAAATGCATAAGCGAGTAATAGGAGGTTATTAAAAATGACTGTTAAGTCTTATTTAGATGGAGGTTTAAATAGAATTTTTTCTTTAGGTGGTCTTTCGACCACCATTAATATTTTTTCTTATAGTTTTACTAGCGGTAGTTACGACGATGATGTCACTCAAACATTAACCGGAAGTCAGTTTGTTAGTGGTATTGTATTTCCTGTAAAGAGTAAGCAAGGAAGCACAGAAGCATTGCTTATGGAGCAAGGAAAAATAACTACTAAAGATAAAATCTTATATACTGGTAGTGTTAACTATTCTGGTAATCAATTAATAGAGATACACGGAGATAAATACACAATCATACCAGACGGAATTAAAACACAGGAAGTTTCTGGTAGTGTTATTTATAATAAATTTTATTTACGACACTCACAAACTGGAAGCTTATTCTAAATAATGTCAGTTAAGATTGTAGTAACTGGTGTTTCTAAAACGAAAGCATTTCTAAATGCCTCGTTAGCAAAGATTTTTGTTAATTCTAATCGTTCTATAAACGATGCTGGAGTAAAATTAAAGGAAGAAATTCAGTCATCTATTAGAGGACAACGGTCAGAACCTAAATCAGTAGATACTGGTGTATTTCTTAGAAGCATTTCAGCACGAGGAAGTAATGGTATGCAATCGCAAGTTACCTCTCCTGTTGAGCATGCTAAGTTCTTAGAATGGGGAACAACTAGAATACCTGCTAGACATCACTTTCTTAATAGTGCTAATAGGATGAGAAGCACTATAATAGACTTAATTAGAAGGAATATTGTATAACTATATAGTATTTGTAAAATACCTTTTTAAATAAACTTTTATTTATATCTATAATTATTTACAAGCGAGTAAGTAGTTATCCAAGCGAGGAATTAAATGAAAGAAGAATTTTCTAAAACAAAAAAAGAAACTACTATAGATATTGTTAAAAAAGTATCTGAAAAAAGATGTGTTTCTTGTAATACAATATTACCAGCAAATTTAGACCGTGGTATATGTCCTATTTGCAAAGTAAGAAATTTATAAGATGACAGTTACAGCAGCAACATTTGTAGAAGATGTGGTTTTATTTATTAGAGATTTACTTAGAGCAAATCTTACAGACCCAATTACTAGAGGCGATAATACAAGATTTGTTTTAACAGCTTATCCGAAAAAGACATTACAGTATCCAATAGTAACTATAATACAAACAAATATAATAACAACAAAACTTGGAATGCAATCTGTTGTTAATGAAGCCGTTATAGAATTAGAAGTTAGAGTTTGGGCAAAAAATGCTAAACAATGTGATGAATTAACAAGTGATGTTATTGATATATTAAAAAATGCACAATTTGCATCAAATGGAACGGACAACGAAGAGGTATTTGGATTTAATATTACCTCAGCAAATTCACTGGTTGAAGATGCCGGAAATAACTCGGTGCACTCTAAAATTTTGGGCGTAACATATAGAGTAATTTTAACATAAAATGATAAAAATAAATAACAAATGGAAACACACAAAAGAAGAAAGTTTAAAAATAAGTAGAGCAAATAAAGGAAGATTAGCAGGAGATAAAAATCCATCCAAAAACCCAGAAGTTAGAAAAAAAATAAGTGATTTCCATAAAGGAACAAAAAAGCCATGGGCTGGAAAAAATGGATTTAAAAAAGGAAATATTTCTTGGTTATCTCAATTTAAAGGAAAAACATATGAAGAAATTTATGGAGAAAAAATAGCAACAAAATTAAAAGAAATCAG